AAATTATTTTGGACTACTTAAATATTCGTCAAGTAAAGTACCTATGACACCGGCTTTCTGTCTAAGAAAAATCCAATCTTCTTTTTCTAACTTTTTTTCTTTATTAAATGAAACCGCTAAAGCCCCTATGAATCTACCTTTTAAGTCATCTAACGAAATCATATAAAACGATTTTGTACCATAAGGTTTTGATATTGAACTCAAATCATAATCTTCACCATCAACAAAAGTCGGTACATTAATTTCACCATCTTTGTGTAGTGCTGAAAGAGCCTTTGGAAACAATGAACAAGGAACATTTTGAAATGTATGCATTATCGATACTGCATCGTAAGCACATTTTTCATAAAAAATAGAAAACTTTTGTATTGATTTCCCTGTCGGATAAAAGTGACCTCCGTTATGGAATTGAGCAACCCAAACACGGTCAGCATCAAGTTCATTCATTAAAAAGTCGATTTGTTCATCAACTAATGAATTTGCTTGAATGGCTTCGTCTAAAGGATTCTTTTTTTCCTGTGTTTCAAATTTTTTCTTAGCCCACGTGACCATAATTGGACCAATAACCGCAGTTATTAAAGCAACTGAGATAGTAGTAAACATTGTAAAGGTGTCCATATATATACTAAATACTTAAGATTTATTCTTTTCAATTTTTTCCTTGAGTTTTTTAACAAACTCGGCTTGAATCATCTTTGCGAATTTAACATATGGCGCATCACCCTTATCTTTATCATATTTGTATTTACCTTGAGGTGGTCTTTTACCTCTACCAAAGTAATTCAGTGCTGATATATTTGTAATACATTTGTGTCCACCAGAATTTGCTTGAATCATTTCCCAAGCAGGTACACCTAAACGGTCAAGAACTGCCCATTGTTCTTCGGTTAATTCTGTGGACGGAATATCCATAATTTGTTTAAGTTGTTCCATCTTTTTTTCACCACCGTCAATACTACGAATCTTATCTCCGTAGAATGCCTCAAGGTCAGCATTTGTAAATCCAACTGAACCTTCTTTCAATGCAGTTTCTGAAACCCATTTAATAGTTGAAAGTGGAATGATTTTTTCTTTTAATTGTCCTTCCCACTTTGATAAGACTTCCTGCGCAATCTCACCTAAGTTCACACCTTTCAATTCTCTTTCCGTTTTAAATGGATTACAAGACGCTTGAACCAATCCCATTGGCCAAGCAATAACTAAAAAGTCAGCTTCAGGATTGTTTTCAAATGGTGTATATCGGTCATAAGAACCTGGTTTAAACATAGACCCACCACCATACTGAACAATAATACCATCCTCGTATCTCACGTTTGGATTTTCTTTTTGTTTTTCAATATAAGATTTTTGATGGATGTCCATCTCTTGAGGTGTTGCAAAGTTTCTTTCATTTGCAATCCTTTTAATATTCTGATAAATGTTTAATAAAGATGGTTGTGAAGTCATAACCAATTCTTCTAAAAACCCAGGTTTGTTCTTATAAGCTAACAATAATTTATTTGTTGCTAACCCTAAGGCGAATTTATTCTGTTGTAATTCCTTACTTTTATCGATTTGAAATATGAAATTCATAATATCTTTTGGTTGTAATCCAAATCTTGCAAAGTCTGCTGAATCAACCGTTGATATTAATGTAATGTCCTCACTTGGGAATATTTCTTTTGGTGACATAATTTGTGATAGAGTTGCAACATTAGAACGTGATGGTCTAAACGATGTTGCAGTATCACCTTCAACACCACTCTGTGAATCGTGGTGGTCTGTGTGTATTACAAACATTGGTTTACCGTGAGCAAAGTCAACTAATACTGGCATTGTGTCTCCCTGTGCATCCTGTTTTTTAATCGCAAACTCCTTATCACCGTATTGAATAATTTCAGAATCAACAACTTTAATTCCATTGTCTTCTAAATAGTTTTTCATGGCCAAAGCTGTAGTAACACAATCCAAATCTTGGTGAAAATATATTTTAGCTTTAGGGTATCTCTCAGCCAATGCTTTAATGTTTCTTAAGCCTGATTCTTTAATTATTCTTTTCATCTTACTTTCTTATTAAAATAACATCACCTACTCTAGGTTTATTCATATCACAAGATTTTGAATTAACACCTTCAACATCGTAATTTGATGACATCATTTTAATACCATCAGGCGTATCACCACTTTTTATTTTATATAAACTTTTACCTTCAGAACCACTAGTTCTCACACTCCTTTTTAATTCTTCCATTACTGAGTTTTGGTCTTGTTTTTTCGAAAAACAATATTTACCCCCCATATCAGGTTTAACAGAAGATTTAAATATTTTTTTAGCCTCCTGTTCGTGGTATTTAAGTTGTTCTTTGTTCCATCCACCCGGAGGTGCATAATCTTCCTGTTCCGCAATAACTCTTCTCACGATTTCTTCAAGCTGAGATTCTGTTAATCTTATTACTTTTTTCATATTTAAAAACGTTTATTATAAATATACTGATAAACAAAAAACCCCTCATTTACGAGAGGTTTCAATTACTAAAGATTCTGAACATGCCAATATATTATCAAACCAAATTCGATGTGGTCCTTCCAACTTATGTTTTTCAAACCATATGACTTGATTGTCTTGGGTCGTTACAATAATAGTATCTGAGTCAACTACTTTAATGTTTTGAATGTTCATCTAATACGATTTCTAACTGTTGTTGGTTTATTTGATATTCTCTAATTCTTTCTTTAGCAACATCACAATAGCTCTGACTGATGTCAATACCAATCCATGGTCTTCCCAACATCTCAGCAGCCAAACAAGTGGTTCCAGAGCCGTTGAATGGGTCCAAAACTACATCTTCTTTAAATGATAGAATCTTAATTGCTCTATACGGAATATCCATTGAGAATGTTGCCTTTGTCTTTTGTTGTGTGTCAGCAAAGTAGTTCCATTGTCCAAATACCAAAGACATAAAGTCTTTTTTGTCTTTTTCATCGTATACTAACTTCTTTCTGAATTCACCTTCAATCTTTTCGTTTGGAACCATTTGGTATTCACCTTCCCATTGTGGTGTACCTTTAACATCTTTCTTGTGTTTCTTTTTGTACGCCAAAATTACACACTCTTTTGGATTGTAAATGTATGGTGCAGATGGACTCATCCAACTTCCCCACGCTGTTGTTTTACTTCTATGTGGTGAACTTTCTTCTAAGTCAACAATACCAAAGAAACCAAAACCAATTTCTTTCATAATCATCCAAACCTCAGCAGAGAAATAAATTCTACCACCTTTCTTCTGACGGTTAATCTCATATGGAATGTTCAATGCAATACGACCATCGTCTTTCAATACTCTATACGCTTCTCTTAACCATTCTCTAGTGAAATCCATATAGTCAGCAATCTCTTTATCATCGTCCCAACTATCGTAGTCGATTCCCACACCATAAGGTGGACTAGTAACAATCAAATCAATGGACTTCTCTTCCATCTCTGACATTACTTTACGGCTGTCACCATTATAAATCTTATTTTTCTCCATCTTCTAATACTTTAATACGTCTGTCTAAATAGAATAACGCTTTCTTTAAATCTTGTACAGGAGGATTACCATCTTTTTTTCCACTCCTAACAATATATTTTAATACATTAAACAGATAAGCATCTTGGTCCAACCCTGTTGCTTCTGCAATCTTAATCACCTCATAAGGATTTTCCTCACCACCGTAGTGGTCAGGATGATTTACCATCTCTTTACTCATTTCACTTTGAATCCTTTTAAAACATAATAATCTTTAGCGTAACCACTTTCCTCAATAATACCTTCTTCAATAGCTTGTTTTAGAATTTCTCTTGTTTCCCCAACCGTTGTTTTAAGGATGTACTTTGAAATGTAGGAAATGTGAATGGGTTGTCTTAGTTTACCCTCTAAAATTGATAATTTGTCTTCTTTTTTCTTCATGGTTTATATAAAATATTTAATTTATAACTGATAATATCTCATCTTTTTTCATCCCACTTTGGTAAAGTTTAAAAAATCTTGAAGACCAAGAATCAAAGATAAATGCATCAGCATTGAATAACTTATCCAATTCTGATTCGTCCCTTTCAAGAATCATTTCTCTTGTGATGTATCTTTTATTAAAACCCATTTGTGTTCTGAATTTAATCTTACTGAGGTTACGTGTTTCATGTTCCACTCTTGTGGTGAAATCAAAGATAAGAAAAATTTTCCATTATGTCTTTCATATAAATGATAAATTTCACCAATTACTGGTTCAAACGCATAATTTGAGTTATAAATAATATCATTTAATTTGACCGCATCTAATAAATCATTGTACTCATCTACGAGTTCTTTATACTTCGCATTGAAACTCTTCTGTACTCTGTTTACACCCCTTTCCTTAAATGCACCAACATCATCTAATTTAATAACTGGTGCAGATACACTAGTACCATAAGGCAGTATCGAAGCATTGTACTTCTGATTTTCTTCGTCCCAAACTATATTATCTGGCTTCTTCATTCTCCCAATAGTACTGTCTTATTTTCTCACCCAAATCAAAATCATTTGGAGTTTCTTTAATCATCTGAATAATTTTTTCAATTTCCATCTTTGTTAATTTCTTTTATTTCGTTTATTTTAACCGTCTGCATGACGTAGTTGGTTATCTTTCGTTTAATTAAAGGTAAGGTCGTTTCTTCTAATGGAAACCTTGGGTCTATTGTAATTTCAAATAAAGGTAACAGTTTAACCAAATCTTCTTTTGTAATGTCAGGATTGGTAAAGGATGTATTCTCCACCATTAACTTGTAAATACCCTGAACTTTACCACTATAAATTTCATTAATATAACATTTTTGATTGTGAAGTTCCCCACCTTTTATTTTATATTCATAAATGTATAAGGTATCATTAAGAACAAACTTTAAATAACCATTACCAATCATTAGTTGTTCATAGTTCTTAACCAACTTTAAAGAAATAGATTCATTTACTATTTCCCAAAGTGATTTTCCTACCATAAAAAGTTGTGTGAATTTTTCCCTTGAATATTTTACAACCTCATTGATGACTTCGATATCATCTTTGTTTTTAATCTTTGGTGAGTGGTATTTTATCTCACTTATTAAAATCTCTTCATCAGGTTGTGTAATGGGATTTTTTGTTGTCAAGTATTGTAACTTACTTTGAGCTAAATTAATATTGGCTAAATGTAAAGTTATGTCCTGAAATGATGGATATAACTTTAAATCATCAAACTCTTTTTCTAACTTTTGATAATAATCTAATAGAACATATTGTTTATGTTCAAAGTCTATTGGTTCTGTATATATCCAATTCGTTTTCATTCATTAATATTTGAAGAAAACATAATAAAAATTATTTGATTTGTGAACTATTATTCTACCCTAATAGCGTGATACCAAGTACCATTTATTCGTTCTTCGTGTTCGTCCCCATCGTATGAACTTAATGCTGGACCAACACCATCCATATCAACAACATCCTCGATTAACCTATCAACATCAATGTATTCATCTAAATCCATTCCGTATTCACTCATTGAGTTTACAACATCATACATTTTTTCATCCACTAAACTTGATACTATATTTTCAATCATATCCTCTGTTGGTTCCCCTTCAGGATTATTATTGATTTCTTCTATCTCATCTTCAATTTCTTTGAACCTATCTTCAGCCAATTCTATTTCATCATCAGTATATTCATCACCATGATTAGCAATTATTTCATCCAATGTTTCTTTTTCTTCTTCCAATTTGGCAATTTCTGAAATCTGTTCATTAGATAGTGGTAAATCTTCATCGTCAAACCAAGATTCAGGACTATAACGAACATCACTTTCAAATACATCTTCAAAGTAACTTCTTATCGAATCTTCATCTATGTAATTTTCAACAAACGATTGGCTAAACGCCTCACTACCCATGTCATCCCACAAATTTTGTGTGTATTCTTTGGCAGCTTCATATACTTGGTCCCAATCACCTACAGCCATAGTTAACCCTTGGTCATCTTCACCCATCCACTCAAAGGTTGGTAACCCATAGTGACTGTATTCTGCAGGTAATAAGTTATAGATATCTTCATCCTCTCCAACAACAACACCGTAACTATCTTGTATAATATTATATACCGCATTGGCCATCTCAGCTTGCACATCGTCATTATCATCTAAGTTCCACTCATCATTTTCTTTTCTCTGTTCTGCAGACCTTAATCTTCGAGCCCTCATTTGTGCTTGTTGTTGTTGCCTTATTCTCTCTCTTTCTAATCTTGCCTTTTCTTTGTCTTTAAAGATTTCCACCTCTCGTGAAAAATTGTTGGCAATGTACTCATCAATAACTTTTTGAATCTTTTGGTATTCTTCAGACCCTAATATCCACCCACTTGAAAATGATTTGTCAGGAGCATCATAATACGTTTTATCACCATCGTATTTCTGTAATAAAGCAACCTTGTAAAAACGGTCGTTAGACTTACCTTTCTTATCTATAAAATAAAATAACTTACCATCAACATTATAATTGTTAAAATGACTATCACCATTCATCGATGCCGTACACCACTTCGTACCCGCACCATAGTAACAACTGGCCTTATGTGTCTTTGGAGTTACAACAGTAAATCTATCGTCCTCATAAACAACGTCAGCACCTTCAACTTCTTTTACTTCTCTTCTAACTTTATTTTCATGAGCATCAATAGCTTTAATAATGTCTTCAAGACTCTGATACTTGTTGATGTCTTTTTCTTCTAAGGCTTGTTGGTATTTAATAAAACTTTCAACTGCCTTCTGAGCCTTTGAAAGATTCTCATCAAAGTTTTGTGTTGGCATTACATTACCCAAAAACATCAAGAACTTATTGTTAGGTGATAAGTTTTGTGATAACATGATGATTTTCTTAAGTTCTTCATTTGAGAACTTATTTCTGTACTTATTTACAAAGTCATCTCTCCTACCCTCACTTAATATGATATTAATAAACTTCATTAGTTGTTTTAAAGATAAATATTACGTTTTTTTAAATTGATTTATATAAACCCTTTTATATTATTATTATGTTCACTATTTATAATAGTATAAACATTTAATTAGACAACTACTATGGGATGCGGATGTAAAAAAAACAATCAGAGTCAACCTCAACAACAAACGGTAAAGACCACTAATCAACAGGCCGTTAAAACAGCTATTCAAAAGACAGTAGAGAAATATTACGATAAAAAATAATCCAGGCGGGCTTTATTAGAGGTTGAAGGTGGGAGAAATCCCACCTTTTTTGTATTTATAATAAAATAATATCAATGGACTTAGAATCAATTTTAAAAGGTAGTACTATTAACGATTTCGTTAATTCATATTTTTCAGGTAATTTCAAATTATTTATTGAGTTTTTATCAAAAAAGAATCTTTTAGGTGACGTTGAAGATGAACTTATTGAAGATGGATATTTCTATGATGTTATGAAACATCACTATGAAAATGAACCACAATATGTTATAGACTACGTAGTTGATAATTATTTTGGTGATGTCAAGTATGAAGGTAATAAGTATTGGTTGACTATAGATAGAGATGACCTTGCAGGTTTATTTGATACTGACCGCTGGGGTGGTGGTGCTTACAATATCGCTCGTAAAGTATTATCAGATGATTACGAAGAGTTTTATGATTATGTTGAAATACATGATTTAGAAGATGACGTAATTTCTAATCTTGATGCCAACAATTTAAATTATTTAAAAGAAGCCGTTTATAAAGAAGTTGAAGGTAAAGAAGTAGATATTGACGGAGAACTAGATATCGTAACAAGAGATTACGTTATGAATATGAATGAAAGTGAACTTTCTAAATTTATTGAAAAGAACACTCCTGAAACAAGAATGGAGTTAGGAAGTCTATACAACTCCTCTTACGAATATGCATTTGAATCTGAAGTATACGATTTAGTAATGGATGAATTAAAAGGTTTTTTTGGTGTCGATAATTTCTCACGTGAGGTACCATATAAACGAAAGACATATAAAGCCGGAACCACAGAACCAATAGAAGTTAATGATTATCTTTATCAAGTAGACGTTTCAAATATTTTACCTACAATAATTTTAGATGTCATAAATATGAATGGTTACAATAGTGACAACGACTTTGAATACTATGGTGAGTTGGAAGGTGTTATGAAATTTTGGTTACGTGAACAGGGTGACTTATTAAGATTTTATATACCTGATTACGCAGACGACAGTTTGGTAAATAAAAATTTAAATGAGATGTTAAAAGATTATATTTAATTTTACTATTCATACTTAAACTCGTTTTTATTATGATTGATAAAAATTAGTTAATATGATAGATAAGTTAGAGATATGTAACATCATTTCAAATACCATCATTGAGGAATTCAAAAAATTAGATAAGAAAAACATTTCTGAAATATACGTAACCTTACACAGCCGTTTCTTCGTGGTTGAAGGTACAACAACAATAGATACAATCATTAACGTTTCAGACATTGTACAGACACGTCTTAATGAGCTTTATACTGAGGAAGAATTAAAGTACTATCCCTATAATTTTATTGACCTGATTGAGTATGACATAAAAGTAATACCTGTGGGCAATGTAAATTACAAAAAGAAATTTCACAAATATTTTACAGTTAGTTCCAAAAATGACCGAATAGTAACATCAGAAAGATTTTACGGACTATCATTATACACTGACAAACCTTATTATATCTTAGGTGAATATATTGCAAATCATTTGTTTGAAAGAAATTTATGTAAAGACGTATCATTAAGAATTGAACATGACGACATTATTGATTGTAACGAAAACAACGTATCATTTTTATTAAACTCAGATTCACTGATAACCAGAAAAGATTGGACACAATCATTGGTGTTAGACCTATTCCCATTTGAGCATAAAAAAATCATCCAACATTTAGAACTGGATGATTTTAATTTTGAACATTGGATTTTAGATAATGCAGACCTCCCTTGGATGAAGAAAGATAAAATAAGTGAAATGGTTTTAGTTTAAAAACTTCTTAACCATTTCCAACGCTTCTTCCAACTCTTGGAAATCTCTATCAGGTGCCAACAACTTTACCCTTTTAGGTTTTTCTGATATCTCACTTTCAGAAATCATATTCAGTTCCAACAACATAAACGCAGGAATGAATTCATTGTCTGTTGCTTCAACAAACAAATCATATTCTTCTTGGTACTCATCGATGTCTCTTTCAGAAAAGATAATACGATTTTCCTTTAACATATCTTTCATTTCAGCACAATGTGGACAACCCTGCATTGTATATAAAATTACATGTTTCATAATAAAAAAAGGTTTCTGTTATAAAACCGAAACCATATCTCTTAATTGTGTCTCTTGCAATATACCCATCTTCGTATCTACATTCTTACCATCAGCAAAAGCTTTAATGGTTGGAATAGAACGAACTCCGAGACTAACCGCAAGTTCTTTATCTGATTCAATATCAAACTTATAAACGTTGACATCTGAACCTTCACTTTTCAAGTCGTTTGAAAACCTTTCGATGATTGGTCCAAGTACTCTACATGGTCCACACCAAGTGGCATACATATCGACAATGAACTTCTCACCTGATTCAATTTTTTGTTTCAATTCTTGTGAAGTTATTTCCATAATTCTTGTATTTTAAATTTATTTAATCCTTTTATTGTAAGTATAATAGAATCTCTTTTCGTACTATCAGACATGAAAACTAAACGATATTGTTTGTCCTCACCCCCATTGTAATACACATAGATTCCTGAGTCTCCGTAATTAAACAATCCTTCCATTCTAACGACACTAGACTCGTCAATGTAGTGATTGTACCACATTTCCTTATAACTCTTTAAAAATACCTTTAAAACGTCTTCAGTATAAAAAGGTGTTTGGACAAAACAAGGGTACTCCCCTATTTTGTCCTCCACAATTTGTATAACCTTTTCAGATATTTTTTGTTCTTTATTCATCTTCACCAACAGTGTTGTCAGTAGTAACTACTTTACGCATCTCATCACTAACCTCTACTTCACTATACATATTATGTAAAGTCTTTTGTAACTCCTTAGCTTGTGAAATTGATTCAGCAATTACATAGGTGATTCGATAAGGGTCAGCGTTTGATGCTGGTCGTCTGTCCTCAACATATCCTTTCCATCCCTCTGATGTTGACAATGGTACACGGATAGATGCACCTCTGTCAGAAACACCCCAACTAAACTTATCGATACTTTGAGTTTCATGTTTACCAGTCAATCTCATATCGTTTGATGAACCATAACATTTGATGTGTTCCAAGTGACGAGTTTCAAATACCTTGAAGATTGCTTCAAAATATTCCTTACCACCTTCTTCTCTCATCACAGTGTTTGAGAAGTTACAGTGTAATCCTGAACCATTCCAATCACCTGTAACAGGTTTTGGGTGGAACTCAATCTTGAAACCATAATCCTCAGACATCTGCATTAAGATGTAACGAGAAATCCAAAGGTCATCAGAAGCTTTTAATTTACCTTTACTGAATACCTGATATTCCCATTGACCTAACATCACCTCAGCATTGGTACCAGTCACTTCAATACCCGCCATCAAACAATTTTCCATGTGTTGCTCAACAAACTCACGACCGTGAACCTGTCCGTTACCTACACCACAGTAATATTTACCCTGTGGTTCAGGGAAACCATCCTTTGGGAAACCTAATGGCTTACCCTCTTTCATGATGGTGTACTCCTGCTCAAATCCAAACCAAAGACCTTCCTCTTCCTCACCAATAAGTGAGCGAGTGTTTGTCTCATGTCTAGTCCCATCAGGATTCATAACCTCACATAAAACCAAATAACTATCCAACATTCCCCTGTTCATAGGGTTAGGATAAAGTCTAACAGGTTTTAATATACAGTCAGAGAAATGTCCTTCAGCCTGCATCGTTGATGAACCATCAAATCCCCACATAGGACAATCGTCAAGTCCGATACCATGAAGTTTTTTTCCACCCACTTCATGAACGGGTGCATCTACTACCTTTACTTTACTACGTAAATTTGGTTCGGGGTAGTAACCGTCTAACCAAATATACTCCAATTTTATTTTCATATAATATTGTTTTATACCTTATAATTATAGAGGTTTAACTCACAAATTCAATAAAAAAAGGGAGTGTTACCCCCCTTATTTTTATTCTTCTTCTAATTCAAATTCATCAATAGGTTCACCGTCTGACTCAACCAAATCGTGACATTGACCTAACATCTCTCGTTGACGTTCATAAAGTTCGTCCATAAACTCCATTGTTGCGGTTTCGTAAGCGTCGTAATCGGTATCTTCTTCCTCCTCATCGTAGTAATCATCTTCATCAGGATATTCCATTTCATTATCTTCTTCTTGCCAGATACATGGAGTACCATCAACATCCTTTTTGATAACAACAGCACCAACTGGGTCATACGCCTCATCTTCGTACATTACTTCAATAAAAACCTCAGGGTCAACTTCAGATAACATACGGTAAAGATGTTTAAAGAAATCCAAAGGTGGGTACCATGCTGATTCAATACTGAAAGCACCTTCACCTTGAATGTCATATAAATAAGTCCATTTAGAACCTAAATTATCGATGGACCAAGAATTCATTACTCCACCATTTTCAGATACTTCTACATTATCGTAGAATCCTTTTGCAAAAGATGTGATATCATTAAATTCAACACCTTCTAAAATTTCGTCCAACTTCTTAACAACATCTTCGTTGCCGTGGACTTCAATCATACTTTTTAAATTATTCGCCATTTTTTTATTTATTTAATATTTCTTTTCCTAAGATTAATGGTGACCCGTGTCTGTGATTGTAAACTCTAAAGTGATTGGGTCTTTCCTCAACAATAGGTGTTTTATTTTCAAATGTTGTCGGATACTTTTTAACAACATAATCCATTACTTTTTGTTCTGTTACTTTATCCATTTTATTTATTTTACATAAGTGTAGGCAAAAAAAGGGAGGGAGTCAAACCCCCTCCTGAAAATATTTATATTTTTTTACCAGTCGTTTCTCGGCATGTTATCTGCAAAACTTTCAAAACGACCTGTTTTACGATACTCTTCGTTAGGTACACCTACCTCAATCCAAGAATCTTCAAACTTCTCACGTGTGTCAGAATATACTTCCATATCATAACACTCCTCCATAGTTAAGTCGTACGCTGCATCCGCATCACCATACGCTTCACCATTTTCTTCAGACCATTCGTAGTTGTTGTATACATTTTCTTCTAAATACTCTAACAACTCCTCATTACTGTCACCTTCATAAGGTGGCTCACAGTTGCGTAGTTTTTCTACATCAACTTCAATCGGTTTGGACGCTTCCCATACTGTGAATCGTTCCACTTTTCTCAAATAAATTTTCTCTGACATTTTTTTATTTAAACATTAAATTAATAATAAATTATTTACCTTGACCACGATACTTCTTTTTATAGTTTTTAGAACTTTTGTGATTTGAAGTACGTGTTTTTGAATGTACGCCAGGACGGCTTTTCTTTGGACTCTCAAGAGTCAGAACTGATGATGCTTTAATTTTTGCCATATCTTTTAAATAATTTTAAACTTTACAATCACAAATATATAAAACTTTTTTTTTCAAAACAACTTTTTAATTAAAAAAAGTCAAAAAGTAATGAGTTATCATCTTCTTCTAAAGGAACATCCCATCTTGGTGTGATTGAAACAACTTTACCTTGTTCAATGTCCTCAAACACTGAATTACGTGTAACACTGAACCCACTACTATATTCTTTAGTTAATCTTGGTAAAGTTAACTTACCATTCTGGTAAAGATTCGATAATCTATTATCTAATACTTCCAAAACCGTATTCCAAGTCTCAGGAACATCATTATTGTACTTCCCTCTCGTTTGTATTCTGATAATATTATTTTTTCTGAACTGATATTCAACCGTTGCTCTTTCTTTGGAAGTCTCCCCACCCATTCTAAGTGATACAATAATATTGTGTGGTTTTTGACTGTAAGTTCTTACACAATTATTTTGTACTGTAGATTCTTCATTATAGTTTCTTGAGGTTTCTAATAAAACAGGATAAAAATCAATCCCCATCATAGATATTATAGGTTCCTCTATCATATCTTTTACACCCAAACCATAGAAACGAGTAACCTTACCATTCCTATAACTTTGTAAAAGTTCACTTATCTCATAATGTTCTTCAGTAAATTCTTCACCATTACTAAATTTAATTTTAAACTCATGATTATACTTTTTAAGTTTATTTCTAAATTCAAAATGTTCCAAAAGAGTGTTTAGGTCTATACCATCGTTAAGACCGATAACAATTCTTTTTAAATCTCTTTTATCTAAACTGTTTTTGATTATCCGACTATATTCTTGATTGACGTATATGGTCGCAAGCTCATCGGTCAAGTTCTGTGGTTTTAACATATTAAAATAATCAACCCCTAGTAAATGAAACAACAATGTGACATAGTCAATACAAACATTATTATCCTCGTTAAGATATTTTCTAATTTTAGACCCATACAAGGAATTAATTCTCATGTAGGTCTTAATAAGGTTGTTGTCCTTTCTAAGCTCTTTTTTTGGTATAAACCTGTGGGTAAACTTTGCAAAACTATCAGGAGCTTTAAACCCATTATCTAAAAGATACATACGATAAAAAATATCCTTTATGTTATGTACACTATCTAAAGGTTTAATTTTTGTATGTTTTTTAATTATGTTATT